TCTTCCGATGGGATATGGGCCTTGCAATTATCGGATGCGGGATTGTATTCCTCCATCCAACCTATAAGCAGGGATGTTTGCAATAATCCGGATAGTATCACGCAACTGGATTCCTCGATAGTATTCAGTACCGAGCGTGGCCTTAAATTATTGCAAGGCTCCGATATCAGCCTTTTATCGTCATCGTTGGAAGGAGTAAATATTGATGAGACATTCTTTAATGTCAACCCGGATTTTAGCGATCTTTTCATCCCGGACACGGAAACTTTCGTAGAGACATTGCGAGCTTGTAAGATTGCCTATGATTATACGAATTCCCTATTGCATATTTATCCCAAAGGGACTAGAAAGCATTATGTATATTCTTTGGACACCGGGGAATTCTCCACTTTCGTAGGGGAAGAGGTCAAGGCCATGGCGCAAGATTATCCAAGCTCGGTAGTGCAAATAGGTAACGCCTTGTACTCACTGGAAAAATATGTCTCGGAAGATACCAGAAAAGGCATAGCGATCACACGTGCCTTGACGTTAGGAGATCCTTTCTCTTTGAAGGTACTAGTCGATCTTAGGACGTTGGGTTTACGAAAGGATGAGTCCTCGAAAATCAAGATAGCGGTATTCGTAAGCGCGGATAGGGAAAATTGGTCCCGGCTTAAATCTCTTAGGCAAAGGGCTTTTAAATACTATCGGCTCGTTTATTTCTCAAACCTATATGATTTAGATACATTATCAGGGACAAGGATATTGTTCGAGACCAAGAGAAATAATAAACTCAGGTAAAAAAATTACAGTATTCATTGCCATAATTTAAAAAAGTCATATATTTGTAACTGCAAAATTCGTAATATTTACGTAAATTTTCATAGTTAAGGTTATAAGGATAGTGGGTGCGTGAGCATACGCTATCCTATTTCACTTTTTATTCCCATTTTTATAACTGGCCGCTACCTTCAATAACTCAACAGCGGAATTAGTGTTTTTAGCGTCCTCGAACTTTATAGAGGATACCTTTGGCACCACGAACTCACTAGCCTTTAAATAAACAGCGCATTTATCCTTATCCTTTAGCTTGAGGAAAGCTTTCTTGAACTCTTCCTGATTGTCGATTACGAAATCACGGAAAAAATTCTTTATCTCCGTGTTCTTGTTCCGGGTTCCCTTCTCCCTTCCTCCCATCTTCATGTGACCATTCTCAAAACCTTTTCCCATGATTTATAATCTGAAATAAACATCCTTAACCTGTGTCTCCCTTGCCTCGTTTATGATATTTCTTCGATCCTCCTCCTTTTGAGAGGCGTACATCTGTACCCTAGATGGATCTACCATCCTATACCAAAAAGACAATACGCTATCAACCACGAAACGGTGGATATAAACGGCCAATCTCCTCGGATCCCCACGCCATCCTCTTTCCATCACCAAGTTTATGATCCATTCCCTATCATCCTTCACCTCGTCCGTTACGGCACGGCTCTGAACCCAAGGGGAAAACGCCCGTAAATGGCCGGTAGCCTCCGACAATGCGTCATTCACTTGACGAAACATCCAATCCGCCGTTTCCTCCGAGGTCTCCAGCCCAGCTCTTTCTTTCCCGGGAAGGCCCGATACATCCCCTACCTTCCATGTCTCGAAATCCACGTCATACTCGATCTCGCACCTCAATAGCGTTATCGTTAACTCAAATCCACGCATATCGACACGTGGCTGTATGATTTTCCTGTCTCTCATATTTCTCCTGTTTCTATAATGACATCATCAACAATTACATCATCGATATCCTTAAACGGCTTCCTCTTGCACTTTCGCGGGGTTTTCCTTGAATAGGCGGTTTCCTCTATCATGGACGCTATACCCTTTAACTCCTCCTCTATCTTTCCGGCTAGTTCCTCAAAGTAAATCAGGCACCAATTCCAAAGGACGAACCACACCACGTATTTATGGGCCAAGGTCGCCAATGACTCGCTATCATATCCTCCACGACGATCCTTCATGCGCAACACCCAATTCACGGCATCGGTATCCAATGAGTCATCCGAATCGCCGGGTATATCCTCCAAGATACCGGACAAGGAAACCTTTAAGGTCGCCACCGCCTCCTCTATCTTGCGTCTTATAAAAGTATCATCGGCCTCGTTATCATCGGACTGCGAGGAGAATCTTTTACCGGGATCCTCCTTTCTCATATCTCCCAGCCTCCACGTCCACTGGTCTATGTCATGCTTTAAATATGTCCAACCTAGATTTATGTCCATATCATGCTTTTTTTAATAGCGGGGGATTCTTCCTGTATATATTCTTCACGCACATAACGGACATATCCTCCCACAAAGATTTATAAACCCCTATCCTATCAGGCTTCCGATCGGAAAGCCAACTCATCATGGAATAACCTACCAGAGCGTCCAACAGGTTCTCGTCCAATTTCCTGTTGACATTCCAACGTGTATCCTCCGTCCTGACCTCCCATACGAACCCTTTTTCCGAATAAGCGGAAGAGGTTATGATTTTGGCCATACCTTCTTCAAGAACCCTCGCCGCCTGTTCCAGATATGTCCTTATAAGAGGCCTGTCCTGTTCCGTTATCTTTATCTTTAGATATAGGCTTTCCCCGCTATCCCCGACGAGATCACGTCCCTCGAAGCTGGATAGCATCTCGCATTTATCTATCGCCTTTATATATTCAAAATCATATGTCATTTGTGATCCTTTTCTGGCAAAAATAGGGCTTTAGGTATGATTATTTTGTTATTTTGGTTATTCTGACAAAACCAAGTGCTTTTATTCGATTTATTTGCGATTAAAAAGATCAATCATGAAACGACTTATTCCTAAATCACGGTTTTCCCGACGCCCCACGACGGTTGATAGCGTCAAGCACCGCATCAAGATATCAGGCACGGACAAGACCAACATACCTTTACTGTCTAGGTGCCAAAACGCTTGGGAAAACCTTAGCGATTTCAGGGCCACCCGTCTTCGTAATTTCCGTTACGTGTTCGGTGACCAATGGGGTGATATCGTGGTGGACAAGGACGGGAAAAGGATGAAGGAACGTGATAGGATAGCGAGGCGTACGGGAGGGGTCGCTTTGCAGAACAATCATCTTTTCAAGATCGTAAATACTTTGGCCGGGTTATACGCAAAGACCGCTACCCTTCCCGTATGTTTTGCCCGGCAGAAAGACGCGGATACCAAGTCACAGATGATGACGGACGCTTTACAGACCAACTGGGAAAATAACCTTATGAAAGATGTCCTCACCTCCGAAATGATAGAGTTTATTTGCGGTGGATGCGCCGTGGTAACGGAAGAATGGTCTAGCCATGACGATATAGAGGACAGCTACACCTACGTGGTCAACCCTTCCTATTTCTTCTATGAGTCGAAAGCCAATGATCCAAGGCACTGGGATGATTCCTTGATCGGGGAGATCCGTGACTATACATTAGGCGAGCTGGCCTCGGTATTAGCGGAGTCCGAGTATGATTACAGGCAATTAGAGGAGATTTACTCACCTTGGCTCAATCGTATGGAAAATCTGGGAACCCAGCAGACGGATCGTTTCATGGACGAGTCTTTCGACACGCCTCCCGCCGCCGACCTGTGCCGGACCTACCATGTTTGGACACTGGAGAACAAGCCTAGATACCGTTGCGTGGATATCATGGACACCGATGATCCTATATACAGGATAGAGCTTAGCGATCTTCCTGTCATCAAGAGAGAGAACGAGGATCGTATGCGTATGGGAATGTCACAGGGATTACCTCCGGAGGAGATCCCATTGATAGAATACACCTATATAATAGATCAATATTGGCATTTCCAAATGCTATCACCGGACGGACGTGTACTTACCGAGTATGACACGCCTTATGAATATAAGTCTCACCCCTATATTTACAAGCTACACTATTTGGTGAATGGACGGACAGTTCCTTTTATTTCCGTTATCATAGATCAGCAACGATACATCAACCGGCTGATCATGCTTAACGACTTGGCTATCCAATCAGCGGTAAAGGGAGTAAAGATGATCCCTAAAGACTCCGTTCCGGACGGGATGTCCAATCGTGAGTTCGCCGAGCAATTCGTTGAGATCGGATCATTTATTTTTTACGAGCCGTCCAAGAGCGGGAACAAACCGGAAGTCATAACATCGAACTCTACCAATATCGGTACCACGGAGCTATTGCAATTACAATTGAGTTTCATAAACGATATAACGTCCGTGTCGGAAGCCTTGCAAGGGAAAACCCCGTCGGGATCAACAGCGGCAAGCAGATATGCCATGGAAACACAGAACTCCACTACATCTATCGCTACGTTACTAACCAAGTTCTCCACGTTCGAGGCCGAGATCGCTCGCAAGAAGATGAAAACGATCCATCAATATTATCAATCCCCAAGGAACATATCGATGGAGAGATCCGCAGGTTATGCCACTTATAATGAGTATGACCCGAAGACAGTCCAAGATATAGATTTCAAGGTCAACATCAAGGAATCCGCTGAATCTCCGGTAGCTAGAATGATGTTAAACGACTTGGTGAAGGAATTATGGATGGCCGGAGCCATTTCTGCGGAGCAAATGTTATCACTATCATATTACCCCGGATCAGACCAGATACTTCAGTCCATTCAATCCAACAAACAAGTAGTTGAGCAAGGTGGAAATATCCAAGGTGTCCCAGCTGATCAAATGAACGCAATCAACGGACAGGTTAATCAAGATGCGCTCAATAAGGCACGACAAGCCTTGATGTCAGCATAGAGGATAAAGTGTAATATCACTTTCTTTTCCCTTCTATGCTCATTAGGTGCCTTATCCTAGCCTTAATCTCATGAAAGTTTATAGGCTCGAACGACAACGATTCTATAAGGCGGTCTATCTCCCGTCTTACAGAATCGTTTCTTTTCTTGTTATGTGATCGTGTCTTAGTCATCCATGGCACACATATAAATCCAAACCTTGCCTTCAGGAGCGTCATCGTCAAGGAAATAGAAATTTATAGCGTCCTCGATGATCTTTTTCTCGGCATCTGGACCGAACCATTCCGTAAACTTTACTTCCTTGTCGTGCCAGTTTGCGTTAAGAGCAACGTACACGTCCCATATGTTGGTATTTCCCGGGATGCTCATACCTTTTATAGCGGTAGCCACCTGCTCCATATTCCAGTGCTCACCTTTATGTTCTCCCGCCTTGCCTTTATGACGCATTGCCGCCACGTCCATCCTAGCAAAGCACTCATTATAATGAGGCCCACAAAAAACCTCATGTAAATCACGCATAGCCTCGTCATACGCCTCCGGGTCTTTCTCCCTTAACTTTTCCATAGCCTCCTCCATCACGTCTATGGAGGCCCACATCTTCTTCTCGGAGCCTAGTCCCTTGGCTTGGTACTCCCTTATCTGTTCCTTGTATCTCATATATCATATTATTATTCGGTAAATATTGATTTCAACTCCAAAAAATCCGCTTCCGTTATACGGATAGCGTTCGTTTCGCCTAGGATAAAATTCATAAGAGCGTTATCCGGAAGTTCCACCAATATAGATCCCTCCCCGATCGTACCCTTCAAGAATCCTTGCTCGAACTTATACGGCTTCATGCTCTTGAATACGTTCATAGCGTCATCGAATAGCTCTTCCTTGTCATAATTGCCATTCTCGTCAGCCGCAAACAACATGAATCCTTCCACTTTCTCAGTGATCTCCTTATCCTTTTGCACGAGGATGTTATGGACACCCCTTTTAAGATACTTTCCAAGAGGCTTGAACGCCGTGTTCCCGGAGACGAAAGAGTCAACCCTTTCCTCCGCCCATATCTCCACCGAGTTAATTAGCCTGCTTTTTAGCTCTAGAGCTTGTTGCTTTAGTTCCATAGGACTCTTTCTTTAATTGTTCCACTTCCTCTCTCAAGGTACTGATAGCATACCCTTGTCTCTTGACCTTATCGATCAATTCGATAAGCATACCTTCCTCACGTGTCATTTCTTACCTCCTTTTCCGCTATTCTTCAATTTAAGGAAGTCGGCGTATGGCATATCGGCGTATTTGGCCGTGTACTCAGCGAACAACGCCATGTTCTTGTTAACCTCCTCTGAGGCCGATTTCTTTATCTTCTTGGCCATTCCCAACAATTCCTCCAAGGCGGCCTTGCCATCCTTGCTCTCCTCCACCAACGGACGCATGATGCGCATGTATTCACGGTTAAGGATAGCCATTACCTTCTGGTAGGACTGTTGATACTCCGGATTGTTATTGACCATTTCGAACTCGCTATCCGACATCTCGCTAACGAGCTTATCTATCTCGTCCCACACCGGATTACGGCTTTGGGCCTGTTGCGCAGAAGGGTTAAGCATACGTTGCTTCTGAATCTCCATCTGTTGCTGCGCTTGCTGGAGACGCTGAATGTTTGCTTCTATCTCGCTTATATTCGGATTATAAGGGTTGCTACCTAATACAGGGTCACTCCCCCCTAAAAAAACATTTGTCTGCATGATAATACTGTTAGTGGTTAAAAAAAGGAAAGCGGCAAGCGCCCCCTAGGGAGCACAAGCCACTAACTTTACCTTAAGCCGTAGGTGCCGGAGCGGATGCCGGGCATGAGCACGGATTGTAGCTAGGATAGCCTGTTACCGTAGGGGTATTTGGCAATACCAATTCTCCCGTGATCATACGGCTGGTTCTACGATCGGTGTAATTGACACTAGCCGTGAACGCCTTCTCGATCTCGCATTGAAGCAACTTGTCTTGGTAAGGACGAATCGCCGAACCTACAGCCACCTGACACCTCAATTCATCGATCTGAGCCTTCAAGACATCGAACTGGTCTCTTTGGTTCTTGTATAGACCAAAATCAGCGTCTACCTGTGACTTGTACAATCCGAAATCAGCGTCTACCTGTGACTTCCACAAGGCGAATTTCTCGGCGATATCCGTCTGGCGGTGATCGTAATCGGCTTGCATACCTGAGACTTTCAATCCCCACATTGCGTTTGTAAGCGATAACGCCTCCTCACAGCCCTTTTCCCAAGCCATGAACGCAGTCGGAGCGCCTACCCCGGAACCACCACCGCCTCCTGTGGTCGTGTTGATGTTAACGTTCTCCGGCATACCGGCTCCCCAGCCACCGCCGAACAAACCGCCACGGTTACGTGACACCGCCCAAGCTCCAAGAGCCGTACCAATGATACCCAATGTCAAGCCGGCGTTACCCACGCCCTTGCTTGCGTAATCCTTGTGCTCATCCTCATGGACGATCTCTTTCTCTTTAATGATTTTCTCTGCTTCCATATGTGAAGTTTTTTATGGTCATATCCGGGTTATCCCGGACACCACAAAAATCCAGAGAAGTCCATACCATGGGAAATATCTTGTTCCTAGCTTATTCCTTATTCATTCCTAGTTTGTTCCTGACCTCCCGGTCAAGCATATGTATCATCCAATTACGCCTTATCCTATCTGGAAAATCGTTCTTGATCCTATTAACGCCCCGTCTGGTAAGCCCTGTAAGATCGGCCACAACTTTCTCCGAGTACCCCTTATCCAAGAGTATTATAATGAGGATACCACGGGCGTTAACGCATTCCTCACGGTTAAATGACATCATGTCTACGGGATCAACCCCGCATACCTCACCTGCGATACAAATCACTCGCTTGTAAAACTCTTCGACCTTGTTCATATTCATATTTTAATTGAACATTAATAAAGCCACGCATGTTATATCAAGGAAGCCCCGAAAAACACACATGGCTTGGCTATGTTTTCCTTCGTCCGGGTCGAATCAGAGAAGGAATAGGGGCTTTACCCCGCACGCATTCATAAATAAATATTAAGCTCGCTTGATCGTGAGATTCGGTGGGCTTAACCTTTTTCACCAAATCCTATAGAACCCGCCTATCCCGACATAGGGTGACAAGCCATGCTTTCCGATCCCATAACCGGCAATAACACCTATTCCCCATCTACGGGGGGTGATCGTCTTGGTTATATACTCAGTCCTTCTATAAACCTCGATGTAATCGAGATTTGGCTTGTAACCCGAAATTGAAAGCCGGTAATCATCCGTCTTGTACTCCTTGCTGGTTATGGGTACCGGGACATATATAGGTTCCTTAATCGTGTCACCGTCTAATGTAATGTAGACAGGAAAAGGCTCAGGTATTGTTCGTACCAGTGTCTCATAGACCGGGTACGGGATGCTGTCATGGATCGTATCCACCTTGGCGGACGTGTCGGTCTTGGATATCGAATCACTGGCTACATTTCCCCGGACATGGTAGCCAGCCGTGAAACTGGCTACCAAGCACACTAGTATTAATATGATATGCCACGGTTTCATCTATCGAACGATCATCCAATCCGTAGCTAGCATATCCGTTTGAGATGCCAACCAGCCATTTACGATAGTATCATCAGCGGCTTTCATACACAAATAAGCCGTGAACTTGATCTTGTCCGTTTCCGAGTCTCCATATTTACTAGCAACCCATTTCTTGACAGCATCAGGTAGGGATTTAACCTTATTCACGACCATATCCGTAGACAGACAATCTTCAGGACGCTGAAAAATAAACATGCCTTTCCCATTCCATCCTTCACGACAAACCAACTCTCCTTTTTTGATAGCCTCTAAAGCTTCTCCAAATGTCATGTTTTTAGTTACCATTTTATTTTACGCTTACCTCTACAGCATTAGGTCTTGTTATTGTTAAAGTAAATTCCATCCAGCTATAACGTCCGACATATCAGCCTCCCTACCGTTCTCGACCTTGCTCATCCCGCCCACGATCCGGATCATCTGCTCACGATCGTTGATGTTGATAGGATCATCAGCCGGGATACCAGCATAATCTGATACGGCCTTAATGTAAGCGTCCGTATCGTTCTCGTTTTCCGGCGCCCAGCGATCTATCATCTTGCGGATCGTGTCCAGCTTATAGTTCCGGTAATAGTTAGACAGGATCTTGAAGATCGCCCGATAGCCATAGGCCATAGTCTCGAACTGCTTAAACGACTTGTCCTTGCTAGGTCGTATCTCGCCTTGAAAGAGATCACTATTGATCCGAATGTTTCCGGGGTTGCAGTTTCGCAACCCTCTAGGTAATTTTTTCTCTGCCATTGTTATTTGATTTTATTCGTATATTTGTGACGCTTTGTTAACCTTGCTATCCTCCCTTGCGAAAGACAGGAAGCTAAAATTTATCCGGCTCCCCTATCCTTTTGGATCTGGGGAGCCTTTTTTATTCTTTGTCTTGTTATACTCATCCAAGAAATTGACCTTACTAATGAATTTTACGGCGGCAACCCAATACAAGAAGGCTATCACCTTGTTATCCGGGAATACCTTGCCCATGTTCTTCAAGACATTAGTACCGTAAAACCATATCATCGCCCACGTGATCCAAGACACGAAAGCCTTGGCGTTATCCTCCGATATATCCATCATCACACCTATCCAGAATGAGATAATTATGATCAGGAAATAGACTAGCATGTACACCCAGCTACGGATGAACTTGCTCTTCCGGAAATCCCCGTGATCCGCAGCCAACCCCCAGAACGTATCGATGAAGGCCAGCGACAGGATCACGACCAAGAAGTTCTCGATCGGCGACACGAAGTCCATCGCCGTGACAACGGCGGCTATGGCGATGGATTTTAACCATTTGGATATATCTGATATGTAGAATAAATAATACATAAATAGTTGTTTTTATATCACCGTTAAAACTTATTCACCAAATAAATAATAACATATTTATTTGGAATTCATACTAAAACAAATATTTAACAATGAAAATCATATAACAACTTATTTTTATCTACATAAAACTTTGCCTCAGTATAAGAATCGAACTCTTGGTACGTAATGCCAACCCCCGGGTAAACCTCAGCACTGTCGCCTTGTTCAGTTAATGGAAGAATCATCCTATTCCCAATATGCAAAACCTTGAATCTTTTTAATAACTTATTCATATTATCTGTTTATTAATACTGTATAACCCTTATTTTGAAGATTTAACACAGCTTCATCCGAAGCGGAGGTTCTTTCACCTGTAGCAGAAATTAACTTTTTTGAAACTTTATCTGGCACAACACAAGCCGATTGATCAATAAGCATCTGATCAATGTTCGAGATTCTTGGAGATCCATTTATCGATATAATTTTAGCAGAAGAAGATCTTCTCGACCACGTAAAACTACACGAACTATTAAATACATCTAAATATGAAAGATTGTCTGGAACTTTAGCTAAGTCTCCTACAAACGAACCATCATCTAAAACAGCTGAAGTAAGATTTAACATCTTTGAAAATGAAGAAACATCCCCAGTTATGTGACTTAAAGATATCTCTATGAGACTTATGCAATCAATCAAAGAGCTCAGATTCCCTGAGATATTTGTACCATATAAAAAAAGATTTGTCAACTTATCGAAAGCTCCTAAATTAGACAGATCTCCACTTACTTTGGTATTATTAAGTGATATACTTAAAAGACCTTTAAGATCTTTAATAGCAGAAAGATTTCCACTTACTTTGACATTATTAGATAGAGAAAGATATTTTAAATTAATCATTCTATTAAAAGAGATAATATCGCCATACAACTCACAATTACTACCATAAAATAAAGCAAGATTATTCCATTTCAAAACACTACTTATATCCCCATAAATTTTTGTATTATTAATATTTACATTGATTATATTTGTTAAATTTGATAAATTGGATATATCCCCATAAATGGACGTACTTTGGAAATATATAGATTTTATATTATGAGATTTTTCTAACGCAATTATATCACCATACACATTAGTATTATTTGCATAAATATTCTCTATATACGGAAGATCACTAAACGATTTAATATCTCCTTTTAACTGAGAATTATTCATAGATATTTCTAAAAGATCTTTAGAATAATTCAATTCATCAACAGACATTTCTTTATTATTATTATAAGCCGTAAACTCTGTAGGAGTAAAAAACAATTTACATAACGAGTATTTTTTTATCAGCCCTATTTCTACGTCATTATTGCTTACATAAACTGATGTAGTCTCCCAAGCTTTCACAGATATCTCCTTCCCTTTGTTTTCTGTTAGTGTAGCATCTGTAAAATAGCCATCTCCAACAATATACAATGTTGCATTTTCTGTAAGATAAACAGAAAAACCTTGGGTAGATCCTGTCGGACTATCAACTTTATGAATTTTAAATCGCATTTCACCGATTTTTCTTAGGGAAGCATCTTTTACTTCTCCTTTTAATCTTGTTACTAAACACACATTCATGATTTTATGTTTTAATATTATTTATATTTATATATTTTATCCATATTAGATAAATTCTTATCTATCCATTTTTCTACCCTATAAATATTATCACAAAATTTAAATGTCTTTATAGGGGAGTATGTACTTATTGTATGTGGATTATTCGTCGGTAATGCGATCGTATTTTTTATACATTTAAATTTAAAATACCCCATAATTTCGTTTAATCCAAAGAACACGGTTTCTCCAACAGCGTATGAAACCGTAGCATCAAACGTTTCTTCATGTCCTATTTCAAAATTGCCATTATCATCCTTTACAATCTCCCAATAATCTATTCTAACCTCACTATTACTTATACAAGGAGTTTCTGGCCATTTACTATATTCTTTCTCAAAAAAACTAGTTCCAATACGCATGGTCCAATCTTTTAGCAATCCGAAAATATTTTTACTAGTTGCGATTCCAGCATCAGCTAGATTTGCGTATCTAGTATTTAATTCATCTGAATAATACTTTACTACATAACCATTTGGTAAATACAATGATGAGCTAATATGATTTGTAAGTACGTCTCTTATTAAAGTTCCTGAAAAATGAGCTCCAAAAGCCATGTCGCAATCGTACAAACCAACAAACCACTTAATACCATCGTACGTAAACCATTGCCAATTACTACTAAATCCATCTTCATTTCTGATCAAATCGGAAACGATCATGTAATCTATTATATTATCTTTGTCAAAATATACTTCATATACGGATTTAAATGTATTTAAATCATCTTCAGTCTTACCTGACTGCTCATATTTTTCCATAGCTGTTTTTATAACACCAATAGAATCAGAAAAATTATATATATAATTCTTAACTTCGGCGGTAATTCTAAGACGTTGTTCTATCTTACTAGTAATTATAGATCCGTCTGGAAGACTTCCTGTTTCAATCCAAGCATTAATTTCATCATACCCAGCTATTTCTTCTTGTTTTACATCTGCATCATACTCTTTACCTTGAAGCGTATATAGATTTTTGGGATTACGAACCTCAAATTTTTCCCATTTTATATTATTTCTTCCTCCAAAAAGTGTTTTCTCATTCAACAATCCATCTAGATGTACATTTTTAGCGTTATTTTTATCTAAATGATAGTTCTCTCTGCTTTTCTTTAATTGCCATGAGAAAATACCATAGAACGTCCCATTAAGATAACAAGCCACCGGGAACCCATCAGGAAAACATCTAGCTCCAGTATCCGTTTGTAACGAATAATCGTCAACAATAGGATTTCCTAAACTGGTCGCAGTAGCTTTTATCTTGCTCATATCAATAAGGGCTTTTTTCCATGGTCGATCCGAGGTATTCCCACGACTTTTAACTATTTGATCATACAATTTATAACAAACCGGACAAACACCACGAAAAAAATCAGTGTAATAAGCCTTCATATGAAAGCTATCCTGTGGGACCCATGTTCCAAACCTTATGTTTGGAGTATCATCACCTATCCATTCATCATCACAGAAATCAAATGATGCATTTTTTTTAATGAACTGCATACTGCTGTTACCTTGGGCGTTTGCTACAACTCGTTTTTTAAAATAATTACCTTGCATGTCCCAAAATTCTAACCACGCATTTAAGTCTTGACCCTTTTGTGTTGGCATGGAATCAATACCTGTAATATTTATTATAGCAAAACGAGGCTCTGGTATTTGAATAAAAGAACTATCACTCCAATCTATAGGGGTTTTTACATCAAATCCAATATCCAACAAATATTTTTTTATATCGTTTACACTATTCCCCTCTAATTCGATATTACTAACAGACAATGTTTCTACTTCTAATCCACGCTCATGCTTAACACCATCCTTATCCCTATATGATAAAATTTTACCATCATTGTCTAATGTAATCTCTAATCTATTTTCAAAATCTTCTTTTTTATCTATTTCTTCTAATATGGTTTCTGATTTTAAATTATACAAATAGTGGCTTCCGTCTGGAAAAGTAGCTCCTAATATTTTATATTTATCGTCTAGCTCCACTTGGAGAAACTCTCGAATATCGTAATCCCATTGTACCGGATATGATTTATTAGTATCATCAATCATGCTAATAATTTTATCTATATCTTTGATTAAGTCACGATTCAATATTATGGGATGACCATCATCACTTTTAATTCCAAACAATAATTTACCATTTGAATCTATAATGGAATAGATGTATTCTTTTTGTTGCTCTTGAGTAGTTCCAGACATTTCAATCAAGCTCGTCTCCCTTGCGTCCGTGCCAATCCACTCCCCCGCCTCATGATCAGCCGTGAACTCGTACAAGAGACCGCCGTAATTAACGATATCGCCTTTTACGTAGGGCTTGGTATCGGAGAAGACAGGGTACGTGTCTAGGCCGACGATGGATGAAACAGCCTTTTGGCTCATGACCTCCGTCTCGCTATTCCCGATCGTCTGAACCACCCCGGCGGCTATGCTTTGGAAAACCCCGTTATCCACCCATCCAGAATCGTTATACACGTACATCCGGTATATAGGATTCTTATGTTCCGTGTCCTCAGCCGCGTACGTAGGGCCTACCATGTAGATATCACCCTGTTTCACGCCCGTAGAGGGCAGGGCTGACGAGGTAGCGACATACCCCTTTATATACAGGTCTTGCGTGAACGGCTTTGACAGGTCAGACCATGTTTTCTGATCCCGTGATATCTGGATCTTATTGTCTTGAAAGCGGAACCAAGCGGCGATATACTCAGAGATCTCATTCCATACCTCTCCATCATACGAGTATTGAAGCTTGTTATTAACCGTGCGAAGCATGGGAGTAAGCCCATTATCCCCTTTAGGTCCCTGCGCCTTGAAGCCGGAATCAACTCCATCTTGAAACCAATTGCCGTTAGAGCCTATGGTTATGTTACCCCCGACCGGGAGGGCGTCCGTTATCCTAGTCCAAGAGGAGTCAAGACGGAAGAAATCATCGGCGATACAAAGATCATAGGAGAGCTTCTCCGTTATCGTCTCATCCTCAAGGTTCTTGTAAGTGATTATGATACCCTTCCTTCTCATCCAGAAAGGTAACTGTACGCGGGTATCCCCCGCCGATCCCATCCAAGGCAAATACACGTTGTTGCATTTCCACAATATGGAATCAAGCCTCTCTTTCGTCCTAGCGTCATATACGGCCTGAATGTATGTCAACGGATAGATCGGAAAACGCTCGTTCTTATCCTTGGCCAGCTTGTCTAGCTGCTGTACGCTATCCCTCTCGTAACCCTCGCAAATATCTTTTCGCTCTTCCATGATGTATCGTGCTTTAGTTCGTTATACGTAAAATATGTTGTAGCCGGCGTTAAGCCTCAAGATCAAATCAAGGTCGTTAGCCTTTGACCAATCCTCGCCATCCTTCTTGTAAAGGGCCAGCTTGAATACGCTCGTATTATCCAACTGATCTAATTTATAGGTATTCCCGGCCAGATAGAAAGGCTTTCCTACCCTTATGCGCTGGTCGCCGTTCTCCGTAAGATCAATGTTCTTACGGCCTTTGTACAATGTCCTTACCTTCGGCTTGTAGATACTGAATACAAGCTTAAATATCTTTCTGATGATTTTGTATATGAATTGTCTCATGATTATAATGTTTTAATGGTTATACGGTAGCTCCGGTGGCGTCGACCCAGTTTGTGCCTGTCCACCAGATTGGTTTGCTAAGGGTAGTATCAAAGTACATTAAACCTATAGGTATATTTTCAGTGGGTCTTTTAAGTGTAGTATTACCTAATAATGGTGCGCATCTTATATTAAATTGAGAGTCTATACACATTCCTCTAAATTGACTTGCCTTTAATATCGCACCCCCAAAATCTACAGATTCATCCGAATATACTATGGAAGTGATAGCCTTACCTATTGGTCCTATTACTTCTATAACTTTACGAGCATTTGGGCCATCAGAACCATAACCCATATACTTGATTTGGTTATTGTCTTTATCCAAGAACAAATAGGAATAATCTTCTGCTTTATAATTAGAACAAATTACTTTCTCAGGTTTTATAGCAAAATTAGCCGATTTAACACGTTCTTTATTATCATAACTTTCAGTTAAATTGTTCCAAGCACACCTCAGCACATTATCAGCATTAAAATTAGCCCACAGTGCCTGCTTACCATATAGAAGAATTTGAATAAAGAAGTTCTCAATAGCTTTACCCTCTTTTTTTCTTGTATCTAAAACTACCCCTTCAAGATTTGAAGTTTCACTTTTACTATATCTAATTCTATAAGATTGGTCAAGTGTGTTATCTTTCCATTCTGCTATTTCTCCTATTCTAGCAATATTTCTTACGTTTTTATACTCACGACTGACAGACGTATAATGAACTAACTCTGGATTCATTAAAGATCTTGAAGAGATAGAAACTTGAATTCCATTAATAATTGGCCTTTCACCATTACAGTAGGCTACTAAATTATCTGTAGATATTTTTGAAGGGTCTTGATGTACTCCCTGATTAATATAGACAATAATATTGTTATAAAAATTTACATGATTCCACTTTTCATATATAGCCATTCCTCCATTTTCTATTCCTTTTACTATATCCAAATAATCTAGATTAGCATCTGCTTTGATTATTGTATCTCCATAAAAATTATTTATGATGTTATTTTCTCCTTCCGAATATATTCCTATACGTGGGATTATACCACCTTTAAATGAACTTGATGTTGCTTCTTCTTTACCCCAAACGTGTAGATTTTCAATAAACCACCCTCCAACACCTCCAATTCGTAAACATATAGGATAATTTACAATTTCCATGTTTGTTATATACCCATCTGAGGAAGTTATATTCATTCCGTAAATTCCTGATAAATCTTCTCTATTATCATAACCGATGCTGCTTGTAACTACTATTTTTATACCAGAAAAAGTGTTAGCTCTATTACATTGAATACCACCAGCAAAACAATCTTTTATATAGATGTTACTATAAAAAGACGTATTACTATATGTAATAAGCCCTATTATTTGATTATTATTTCCCTCTAATATAAAATCTTTATAAATTCCTTGCGTATACCCTACTGTATTAGGTATATTAATTAAACTATCCCCATTAAAGTTGTTACTTGCTTTTATAGTTGCTCCATTCCCGTATATATTTACTGGTTTATCTATTAACCATTCTCTACTAAGAATATAAACACCCTGACATAATGCTATTGTACAATGATTAATTTTGCTTTGTGCATTATGCCAATCTCCACTTGTTATATTATTTGCAAGGTTTGAATTTCTCTTTATGCAATCTGAAAACTTAACAGCTGATATAAAGGCATCAGTACAATCTGTTGATTCATTTGGTATTGCCCCAAACCACTCTGTATATATATATTTAGCCATGGTGGTTCCTTCAAAAACTAAATTTCTAAATATATAGTTTTCTTTAGACTCTATTACCGTGTTATTAAAAATAATCTTTCCATTTTTCAAACTCCCCCCTTGGAAATCCAGCACGCAATTTTCAGGAATAACTATAGTCTGCCCGGCTAAACAGTAGTCATATTGGATGATATAGATGGTGTTCGGCTTTCTCATCATGTGCTGCGTGAGCGTGTTCACGCCGTTCACGTAATGCTTCCGGAGATACACACGTCCCATGCCGGAGTAATCCTTCGGTGCGTATTCCTTATCTTTCAGTTTCAAGGTCTGGTTTTCCGAAACGGTTATATCCTCCTCGTCCGGAAGATTGGTAATGCTCTTGTTACCTATCAATTGCTTCGTAGCCTCGGAAAGATCGTCCGGATCGACGGAACCGGGCTTCAAGTCCGTTACCTGTTGGTTGGTGATGTCGATTATCTCGTTCCTCAATCCCCTCCGGGTGATATACGTATCACGGATAACGTTACCCTCATGGTCTCTCCAAGCACGGTCTACCGTGATCTCCGGGGTAAGGTCGATGTCCGGCTTGAAACCGGCGGGACGGGCTGATACCGGGGCGTGGCTCTTGATCTCATCAACGACATCCCCCATATTATTAACTTTTTCCTCCGCTTCCTCCACACGCTCACCAAGTTTTTCCGTATCTTCCCGAATATCCTCTATGGCATTGTCTTGTGCCTCCAACTCATCGGTAATGGCCTTTTGGCTCATGGTATCAACCTCGCTATCACCACGGGAATCGAGTACGCTTACGTAACGCTCATGCTTCAGCCACTCTCCTTCCGTACCGTTCCAGTCCCCACGTAATACGGCCAGCTCGTATGAGGACAAGCCATCATAGCCATAAGTGGCCGTAGAGGTCTTTACTTTCAGCACGACGACGCCTTCTCCGATATTCGTAGCCTCGTCCTCAAATTCGGTAATAGAGAAAAGATCCTCTTTCTTGGAGCGGCATACGCTTCGTGTATCAAAGACATGATCCATATTCTTGACCCATATCGCCTCGATAGAGTAAGTTCCTTCTTCCAACCCTGAAGGAATGTCTACATAAAGCGTACCTTTGTCCGCTCTCGCTTGAAGTAGATATTTCTCCCGGTTGCCTAATAGAAAAACCTTTACATTAGATCGGGAGAAATCCTCTTTCACCGGGCTTATCCCCTTGTAAATAGTCCACTCTACCCGAATTAACCTGTCCTTGAATATGTATACCATGATTCTATAGTCTTGTTATTGATTGGAGTTGGCCCCGGATGGATTGACACCCATAAGAACCAACGCTTGATTAAACATACTGTCCGCATGCTGATCCATGTAAGTAAGCAACGTGAGGCCGGATATATAATAGATCAGCGCCTTTTTCAGCTTGGGGCTTACCTCCAAGCTATCCGTTATATCCTCGTCCGTTATGATCCCGATCTCGAACGTGTCGGATTTATCCTTCGCCTTATATAGCTCCAATGTCTTACCCGGCCTCATGGTCAACGCCAGTTTAGGTCTTTCCCATGTCCCCGTTGCGTATGGATCCGACAGCGTGGCGTATTCCTTATCGTTCCAATAGATAGGATCTGAAATAAATAAAGGCCATGATGATAGCCTAGCGTAACAAATCCGAGAGTAGTTCTCCGGCAAGCTTACATGAGCGACAAGATCTTCCTCTATGGTTCCGTCCGTTATTATCTTGTTCGGTTCCAACAGGCTCCAGTCCGCATTACCGTTCACGAAGCGCAACGCCTCCGATATCTTGGACTTGATAATCGTGTCCATTTCCTCGTTATCCTGCGTTCCTAGGAACTCAGCGTCATTAAGCCCGATCTCGTCTATGCAGATCTTGACCTCACTCACTATGTCGCTCACGCCAATATCCATATCATTTCATGTTCGGGAACGAGACACTTAATTTATCCTTTAACTCCTCGAGCATATCATCGTTCTCCACTTTATAGCCCATCTTGGCGAAATAGTCAATAGCATCATTCACGTTCTTTACGGTCTTGACCTCTTTCACTTGTTTTTCCCGGCCTCTCGAGTTCCTCATGACCGAGACACCAGACACATCATCGTCTTTTAACGTAGAGACGAGCCGGATAGACGTACCAAATCGGCAATCATTCTCGATAGCGTCTTGTACGAAAGGGTTGCTAGTCCGTAGTAAGGCGTTCTTGCCATTGATGAAATTACCGCCCTTGAACTCCATGCTGACCCTTGTGCCGCAGTATATAGTACGGAGCATGCAATTATCCTTGCCTACCAACTCATATGTTTTCGTGATCATTCGATTGATTTTATTAGACCCACCGTGCGTTTGCTCCGGTGGGTCTTGTTTGACAATATTACAGTTTACACGTTAATCTCTCCCTTGTATGGTTTCCATGCGGTACCGTCATATACATACAATCCGACGGCGTGCGTATCGTCCGCTACGGTCAAGTAAACCACATCGTCCTTTTTCGGTGTAGATACGGAACTCAGGGAAGCCACGCTGGAAACGACTGTGTCAAGCATAGACAGCTTATATCCGCTCACTGTCACGTCCGGACCGATCAGCATCGAGTTATAACCCGTAAGCATCAAGCAGTCATCCTGAATATAATATTGGGATTTGGCCTCCCGTACCTCACCGCCTTCTCCCTTGGAGTGATCCACGGTAAGAGTTTTTCCTTTTTGGTAGTAATAACGCTTGGCCTCGGACATCGGGAAAGCGACGGCGCATTCCTCATATCCAAGATCGTCAAGAGCGTGCTCGACCTTGAAGTTCAACTTTCCGAAAGTGGTCTCGAAAGAGGAGATATCAATACCGATATTCTGTTTCTTGACGAATGAGATATCCTTATGTTTCGTGAAATCGATGTTCAGCAACTTCTCGATGAACTTGGTACCGCAATACACGTCCATCTCGTTCGTGTTCGAGTACTTTCCGAAAAGCATACGGGTGATACCGATAAGATCGGCGAACTCCAATGTCGAACCGATCTGGTAACCCAGCCGTAATTGTCTCAACACGCCTTTCTGGGCATACACGTATTCGGTACCTGTTTTCTTGGAGCCATACTTCACGAACTTCGTACCTACACCGATCAACATCGTGCGTGTACATTTCTTGCGGAAATTAGACAAAGTCCAATCCTTCAAGTCTTGTACGTTCCACTTAGCCTTCTTATTGATACGCTCGAAGAATTCCGTCCACGTAATCGGACATACCTTCTTCTGCAAGTAGGCGATCTCTTTCTTGGGATAAGCGGAATCCGGGGCGATCTCCACCTCACTCTCACTCATGGCCGGTGCCATGATGTGCAATCCGGTACCCGCTTTCAAATCCGGCACATACATGTTTTTTCCTTCATCCAACGGGCCATTAAGAGCGGAAACCATAATACCGTTAGCCTTATCCGCGGATATGACATAGAGGACTAACGGACTACCGTCAGAATTTCCGTTCTCATCATATCCGGTTACGCCGTCTACCAAGACAGTGTTGCACTCGGCAAATAACTTCTCGTCATTCTTATACAAGCTTAGTTTTACCTCAGCGTCCTTTTCCGTGTTGGTCACCGCCGCCTTGGTAACGCAATCCATTATAGCCTCGCCAATATTGTAATGCTCCGGTTCCTTCGTGTTGACATGGACTTGCTTGGCGAGCTTGAGGAAATCCGTGTGCATGGGATATTTGTACGCTTGAAATTTACTGACGTAATCCTCTACCTTGTTCTCGGCCAGATCAGCGTCAGTGACCGCAGATCCGGTAGCCCCCTGCCCCTGCTGATCAATACCCTTACCTGCTGCGTCCGGGGTCGCGTTCTCCAACGGCTTGCCATCATTGGGATCCGTATCACTTCCATTCTCCCCGATCTCCACGGCCATAGCCGCTCCACCGGTCAATACCGCCAAGACAAAGAACAAAGCCTTGACCCAAAACATCTTGTCTTTAAATAATTTATTCATCGCAAAAGTATTAATTGTTATTATTCTTATTATAAAAAAGGATTGTTCACGTCTTGCGTAACCGGCTTCTCCTGCCGTGCTCCTTGCCTTCCTCTCGGTCTTTCCTGCTTACCGCTAAGATCCTTTAACTTGTCGGTAACTTTCTTGTTGATCCCTTCCGCAACGCCTTCCTCCCGCGCGGCCTCCACGTCTTGGTTATAATTCATTCCCTTGGCCATCATCTCGAAAATAGACGGGTCCAATTTACCGACGATCAAGTCATCCATGACTTGATACATCTTGCCTATAACCTCCTCCGCTTGATCATCGGAAAGGCCCATCTCCGAGGCTTTCGCCCTAATCGCTTCCACGCTAGCCGGCATATTCTCCGACATTTGTTTCTCGATCTCGTCCTGTTTCGCCAGTTTCTCCAAGTAAGCGTTATGAGCGTCGGCCAGCTTTTGCGAATAATCGGGATCATCGACCAAGGCTTTTAAGTCAAGCCCCTTGTTCTGTACCATCCACACCACGGGATCGAAATCATCCTGATCCCTAGCGGCTACCATCAACTCGGCGAAAGCAGGACTCTTCGATAGGTTCTCCCGCATTTTCTTAGAGTTTCCCTCGTAACCCTCATACTCGTCCATGAACTGGTTGACCGAGCCGTAGTAAGCCTCCTCGTCATCCATGTTAAGATCCGGATTCCGTTTGGCGTATCTTTGTCTGAATCTCTCTTTGTTAGATATATCTGCCATACCTTAATCGATTTTGTTTTAGGCAAAGGAAAATAATAAGGTATATCCGTTTTGTTATTTTGATTATTTTATTTAACCCATGAACCCTAAGAATAATCAAACATGTGAATCTATTTTTTATCTTTGTGATGTTCACCAAAACAAGCGTTCTTTATGGTTAATGGCGTAGATTTCATCCCAGAGCGGGACATGGAGCTTTACGAAGCTTATAGACGTGCTTTGAAGATGAGGGAAGTGAAATCCCACCGAGAGGCGGTAATGAGGGCTATATCCTCACATGCCTCTAGGTTCTGGATCTCCACCCTTCAAGCGTATAGGGGAATCCTGCTGATCAGGAAAGGGAAGACCAAGGAAAAGGGTCGATCGATCAGGAACAAGATGATCGATGACATTTATGAGATTTACAAAGAGCTGGAGAAAAAGAGAGAATTCAAGGGAAGCTCCGTTTATTTCATCACCTCTTTCGCGGTCTATCAAACGGCCCCCTGTTTTTACATATCCTATTCACGGGCGTTGGCGATAATTCAACGCATCAACCGGGAAAGGATAAATGGAAGGTAAGCTAAAAAGACTGATTCCTTCATTAATAATCGCCTTGACAAGCGTCATACTCCAACTCGCAGGTAAACATTTCTATTTCGATACCAATTCCATACCATACGACCATTTCCTTTACACGTTCACCCACGCAAACATCTTTCATTTATCATTAAATCTTATCGCCTTATTCCAGTTTAAGCCTCGTGTGAAAACATGCCTGATCGGTTACGTGTCTTGCGTCTTGGCCTCGTTCGTACCACTAGCCTCATTGCCGGTTCCTACATGCGGCATGTCCGGATTTATCATGGGATGTTACGCCCGCAGATATCACGCCTATAAACTAAGCCTTTGGAGAATAATATTGAGCAATATCGTCATGGCGTTTATCCCCTTATTCAACTGGAGGATACACTTGCTGTCATTCCTAATAGCCTATATCATCTATGGAGTCATACAGAAAATTAGCGTTCACGGAAGAGGTTGAGTCTATATTGGCCGAGAATAACAAGAGGCTGAAAAATATATTCGGCACGCATGACCAATTCACGGGGCGTGGAATGGAGGGGCATATCCATAGGGTTGTCATAGATGATTACCCCATAAGGGTGCAGTGGCTTACCGAGGAGGTTTTCAAGAACGATCTGTATCAAGATGTTCTGAAAGCTGGTTCCATAAAGGACTACACGATAAGGTTCAACGAGCTGTACCCGGATTCAGATGGGATAAATGAGGAGGACGTGGCCAACATGCTATTTTGGGCTCGTTGCTCGAGAGACCCGTCCTTCGCCTTTTTCTCGTTATTTAAGATCAAGTCGAAAGAGGCGGGAGAAATGATCCCCTTCGAGCTTAATTACGCCCAACGTTACGTGCTATCCGTTCTGGAGGAAATGAGGCATAAGGGAGTCCCGATCCGTATAATATTATTGAAAGCCCGGCAATGGGGAGGTTCCACCTTGGTACAGCTCTATATGGCGTGGATACAGCTATTCGTCATGGAAGGATGGTATTCCGTAATTATAGCCCAGACGAAAGATACCGCCAAACGTATCAAGGCCATGTATAAAAAGGTTCTCGATAATATCCCGGGATTTATATATGGTGTTGACAAGCTACAATTCGCCCCTTACGAGCATTCGGCGTCCGACTCCATAATCACCGACCAGTCCGGGAACAAGGTACGTGATAACGTGATAACCGTGGCATCTTATGAGAATTTCGAGTCAACACGTGGTATGGACTATGCCATGGCCCACTTCTCGGAGGTAGCCTACTGGAAAACAACGGACGGCAAATCGGCGGAGCAGGTTATAACAAACATAGACTCGAATATATTGGAGAGACCGTTGACCATGGAAATCTCCGAGTCTACAGCTAATGGCATGGCCGGTTATTTCTATGATGAGTACCAAATGGCCAAGGAGGGCACGTCATCCCGTAAGGCGATATTCATACCGTTCTTCTTTATCGAGAACGACATGATAAGATTCAAGGACAAGAAAGAGACCCGGCTTTTCATACTGGATCTATTAGAGGGAAGGGATGTCACGACCTCCCCTAATGACAATAGCGAGCCGGGACAGTATCTATGGTCTCTATGGGAAAAAGGAGCTACGCTGGAGCACATCAAATGGTATATCAAGAAAAGGGCCTCGTTTCATGATCACGCCTCGATGGCATCCGAGGCACCATCCGATGATGTCGAGTGTTTCAAGTATTCCGGTAATCTCGTGTTCAATATCTATACGATCGAGGTAATGCGGGAAAGATACGTATCACCCCCGGAGTTCATTGGCGACATATCCCAATCAGAGAAGACCAAGAGGATAATTCTCACCAAGAATCCGAACGGCCTGTTGAGAATCTGGAAGAGGCCCGATGATACAAGGACATCCAACGAGTATCTTGTCATCGTCGATGTCGGTGGACGTAGCAAGAACTCAGACCCCTCATGTATAACAGTGATAAACAGATGGAATTTACGATTCAGTGGAGGAAAGCCGGAGGTGGTAGCCAGATGGCATGGCCATATACGATACGATTGGCTCGCCTACAAAGCCGTCAAGATCGCCAGATACTACAAGAACGCCCTTCTCGCCTTCGAGAGCAATACGTTTGATAAGAAAAAATCAGAGGCATCCGAGTTCGTGGAGGAAGGCGATCATATTCGTGGCATACTGAAAAAGATAGAGGATATCTACCCTAATCTTTACATGCGAGCGGCGACGGATCCCGAGGACATAAGGAACGGCATATACAAGAAGATAGGCTTCCAGACCAACAAAAAGACCAAGCAGGACATGGTAGATAATTTCATAGTGGCGTTCGAGGACGATATGTTCATAGACCCGGATGAGCGCATGTATAAGGAGGCATCCAAATACGAGCAACGTCCGGACGGTAGTTACGGGAATATTCCCGGTCGTGGCAATCACGACGATATATTGATGACAGACATGATAGGAGCGCTCATATCAGAGGATATGCCTAAGCCTTCTATAATCAAAGAAGAATCAACGGGATATCTTGATTCATATCCCAAAAATGAGTCGAGTTTATAGCGTGCGCATGAACGTTTCCCCTGTAAAAATCAATATTAGATAAATAAAATACGACTTATTTTTTACTAATATAAAATAAATAGAGTATATTCGCGTAGTCACTGATTAGAATATAAGACGTGACACACATTGTGGCGTTAAAGATATCGTCTCCTATAAAGACCTAAATTCCCAAAATTTATAAACATAACAGGGAGCCGATAGCAACAATACGCCCACGTTATTTGTATATATAATCTATATATAAGACGTGGGCCGTTGCTTACTACCTGTTATGTTGGCGTGGGGACGCCGGGTCTTGGTAGTTGCGACGGCGCCACGTTTTTTTTATGCGTATATGGTATGTTATATATTTATAACCCCTTATGGCTCTCATCCGTGATGGACTGGAGTCATTACTTAAAGATATTACACTAGGTTGTATTCATAAAATAATTTTATCAATGTCATACCGCTCTTTCGTGAGAACCAGAGGTATATTTATGTCAAGGGGATAGCTTTGGAGGATGGGGGCACACTCCTTTCCTTATGGCATAAAATATAGTTTGAATAAATATTTCCCGCTTCCCTTGGGTGGTATTGGGAAGCATTTTAAGACGGATATACCCACCGTTGCTATTCCGGGAGGATCGGCAATGATGATTAAGTATGTCTTTGTTTAGATATGGATTTAGATATTACAAACGCTCTAGTTCGTGAGAATCGGATCGTTTAAGGTTGTCTGAAAACCATTCATATAGATTATAGTTAAATAATAAAAACTCCCTTGTCCGTGAGGATTTGGGGAGTTTTTTATTTTTTACTATTCCTCGGGATAAAACTAAAATAAAATATGCCGTAAAACATGCCTCCTGCGGGATAACGGATGTGAAGATTGGGTAATTTTGCAAAAAAATATAAATACATAAAACATGAGCGAGGAAACATACAGAATATTCAAGGTGATCTTTATGTTCATAATACTTTCATTAATATCATGCAATAAAGATATTAGGTATGTATACGAGAATGAGGTAACTGGAAACTATTGTATTGACGGATCTTGCAAAAGACTGAAAAATGACAGAGCCATTACGCATGATATAAATTCATTTACATATGATATTACAAAAGATCTATGTCCTTTATGTGTAAGAGACAAGGATAGAGATTATATAAAATCAATTATTAATTTGAATATAAAAAACAGAAAAGAGATAATATATAAAAACAGAAAAGCTCTTTACAAGAGCTTAATAAAAGATGGGCATATAAATACAAACAAATATGATTTTGATGGGTTTGTAGAAGAATTAAAAAAATATAGATCAAGACGTGATTTGTATGATAATATGAAAGAGGACGGGTATCAAGATCTAGGAGATTGGGATGAATTTAATAAGAAATTAGGATTTTAGTCACTAGATTTAAATATTAGGCGGGTGAAACCAACGCCACCCGCCACTTTACCTATTCACCATTAGCTATCTCATTCATCATAGCTTTCAAATCGTATAACTCCATTTCCAATCTTTCATCATCTACCTTCTTCAAATACTCACCCATTGATTGATACAATTTGTTAAGATTATTAAACTCTACATATCCACGATATTCATCGCTCATCATAAGATCATTCAATTTTTTCTGATACTCTGCTATATCAAAACTATCGTTCTGTGGATTAGACAATTCTTTACGATATCCTCTCAATCTTTGTCCGATCTTATCCATTTCCTCCAAATTCTCATAATAAGCGTTATCTATGGCTTTCTTTTTCGTCCGCTCATCACCACTCTTTATAAGACGGTTCCCGACAGGGATATTCCTCCAGTCAAAATCACGACTACCCCAAGCGGTTTCAGCGGATTTGACCATCTGGGAACGTGTAGCCTCAATACCTCCGAAATAGCCGTCCAATATATGTTCTATAATGGCTGGGTTTAGGTTAACGGTACCCGTAGTGTATTTATCTCCTCCGGTCAGTTCATTGGCATATTTAGTCATTGCCAATATAGCGGGATCCACGCTCTTAAAAGCCTTTGTCCATTCCGGCATACCCTTGTTGAAGTCGTTATCCTTATATAAAGGCAAACCTGTCCAATCCTTGTTATCTCCGGCCTCAATCAATGGCTTTACCGAGCTTGGGACGAAAGCGGAGAATCCTCCACCTCCCTCCATCATGTCCAAAGGAAGAACCTGTGACATTTGCTCCGCTATCTTCATGGCCATCTTTTTATCGGTATATTTCTCTTTTCCGGAAACTATTCCAGAAGACATTTCTCCTAGTCCATATATAGCCCTTAACTCTATGGGCATAGGAATTGTAATCCAATTTCCTCCACCGTTACGGAAACAGATATTATTACGTCTCACGTATTCCGGAAGATCGTAGTAATCATCATCTTCATCATCCCCAAAAGCGGCAGCGATCATAGGCATGATAGTGCCAAGTAAATAGAAAGAGGACGCTAACCCCAAGAATTTCTTGGGATTATCCTTGGCCAGCCTTCCGAAATTATACATACCTTGTACACCAGCGTTCCAAAACACATACATGGATCTTGACAATCCGGACGTGAAAGCGCTAGCGTTTCCTATCTTGGTCTGCCCCTCAGTATTCAAGAATTTTGAACCCGCCCCTTTCTTATTGAAGTTTACGGATATCTCCTTAGCGTCATAAATAGATTTATCCATGCTCCGCCCTATTTCCCTAGAAGTAAGGAATGCGGCGAACCTAGCGCAATTCTCGACGCTCTTATTGAACAAGTCCATCCATTCGCCTAGTATTTTCAAAGCCTTTCCGATAGATACCTTTTGCTTGGAGTATTGAAGCTCTTTTTGGATCGCCTTCTTCTTGGCTTCCACGTCTCTCAAATTGGTGTATCCGGTCTCTCCTCCTCTCATTACAAAATCATGGTATGCCTTATTCAAGGGATCGCTCATATCCAACGTACCGTTCTCATACCCCTTGACCAGACGATACATATTGATCGGGTTTACCATAGCGAAATTCTTATTGAACTTCCAAGCGTAAACAGGACTTTCCTTGACCCATACGGTAGTATTCGAATAAAGCGCGTCACGAAGGAAGTTACTTACCATGAAATTAGGGTTACGTGTCGTAAAGTTAGCCGCCAAGTTACGGTTCAGCCATCCAGCGTATCTCTCCACGGTACCGAACCATCCTTTCGTATTATCCGGGTTTGTAAGCCCGTTCAACGCTTGAGCGGCCCTTGGGTTCCCGTTTATGGTAAGCAAGTATTCTTTGCCGGCTCTCTTTACGATCACTTGATGCTCCTTCAAGTCCTTTGGCAATATCTTGTAAGGTATCCCTATAGCATCCCTTGAACGCCTAACATTAGATCCTTTTTCATTGGATAGCTCCTCCATGCGTTTGTTGAAAGATTCCACGATAGACTCCACCTGTTCCGGATTAGCGTTAGATGGTATATCCGGGAAAACGGCGATCCACTCACCGGAAGCCTCGTCAAGACGAACCCACATTTCGCTTACGCTCACGAGATCCGTCTTATGGTTTTGTACCATTGTCAAAAACTTTTGCTTCATTAAGTTCCTATTCCCTTGCATGATTCCACTCTCTGCCATATTAGCGATCGTCGCTATAGGATCGTCAGCCTTGCTCTTTCGCCCAACGACAGTCTTTATAGGGGCGTTGAACGTCTGGCTTTCGGATGTAAGATAAGCGTAAACCTCATCTGCCGTAGTTTCCTCCCATCCACGCAAAGGCACATAGAACTGATACATATCGCTGATCGACTCAAACGTATTTTGGCTCATAAGCCCGCTATCCCGTTGCTTTGCCAATATAGCGTCAGTGGCTCTTTTGACAGAGGCCGATAATTCCGATGTATCATATCTTGACTCGTAATCCAATACGTATCTCCTTGCGGAATCCGGATCATACCCCGTGTTATCCTCGTTAGGATACATGGACGTGAATCCGCTGAAATCATCAGAAAGATTAGCTCCGTATTCCTCGGCAAGCCTATCCATTTCTGATTGCTGCTCTTCCCAAGACCTACCGTTCTCACGTATCTCATTCCTTCTCCCGATATACTCGTCAAGCAGGGATTTATATGTTTCCGAGTTTTGTGACAACGCTCGTTTAACGGCCATTTCCCTGTTACGCTCAATACCATGCTTGGTTATAAGGTAATCCCTTATCTCATCAATGGTGGATCCCATCTTTTCCAAACGTGACATCGCTTTTAAGATAGGCTCGAAAGCCGCTTTCCTATAAGCGTTGAACTCAGCTTCATTAACAGAGGAAAGGGCATTCTCGGCCATATAAGCGTTCTCATAATCCAATATACGACTCCTCGTTGCCTTTGCCACGGCATCCTGCAATGTTTTAAGCCCTAGCATAGAATCCTGAAACGCCTCCTGAAATTGATAGGATGATGTAGATAGGGTACGCTCATATTGATCTTTGGCGGAACCTACCTGTTTCTCTACTACTTGGATATCATTATCAGCGAACAATACCGACTCATTCCGCGCGTTCTCCCTAAAACGGATTGTTTTCTCGGCGAAAGAGAAATCATCCGTCTTTTCCCTTACGCTTTCTCCAACGCCTCTACCCTTGTTTTCAGATCCTGCACGTCCGATGACAGTCCGCTCACCGTCGATTCCATCCCGGACACTTCCGTTCCTATCGCCCGTATCTCCTCCGTCAAGTTGGTCTCCATCGTTGTCAACTTGGCCGTCAGTCTTTTTTCCATTTCGGTCAGTTGCGTTTTCAGTTCCGTCAATAGCGTTTTCAACTCCCCTTGGTTTGTCGATATGGTCTCGTTCACTTTCGTTTCCGTTCTCATCAACGCCATCGATTGTCTCGAGTTCCCTTCCAGTACCTTTTGTTTCAGAAGGTTGTTTTCCTTTTTCAGGTTCAATATCTCTTGCGATTGATCCATTTTCGTTCAAATTTATATTGTTAAGACTTAATCTATTTCTCATCACGATATCCTCGGCCACATCCATCAAGTTTCCTTGCTCCAAGTTCTTATAGCTTCTCCAGAGGATATAACGAAGGTCATTATCCGATAACTTGAAATCAAGGCTAATACCGGCCTTTCTCAACATATCAAGAAAAGAGTCCTTGATCTTTTCCCATAACGAACGCTCGGCCTTGTTATCGAAACCACGTTCCGCTAATTCAGCGATGTATTCCTCTGTAGCCTCACGCAAGTTAAGAGGATTGCCTTTAGTCCGGTCAATGATATTTTTCCGGATATCCTCGTTGGCGTTCCGATACACGTTATCAAGGAAAGTATCGAAATCATCCCTGAATAGCTCACGTAACCCATGATGCCCTACCACCTCATGGAGGAAAGTCCTTTGAGCGTCACCTACGGACGTGGAATTAGGTGATACTATGACTATCTCCCCGGTAGAAGTATCATACCAGCCTTTGGAATCTCTCTTACGGGCCAACATATTCTCATCCGTATCGTTTATATCGTCCACGTCATGGATTACCCTGACAGGGGTATTAAGCTTGTTTGACCAATCGTTGATTGAGGATTCAATAGAACTTACATTATCCTGATTATTAGTTGTATCTACTCCCATGAATCGAAATCGAGTCTCTCCTTCCTCTTTTACCAACGTACCATCAACGTCAAGAGTTGATTCTAACTGAATATCCTCAGCTTTAGCTTTTTCAACTAATTGTCTCTGCAGATCATTAACCTCTGCCTGAGCCGCATTAAGTTCATCCTCTTTTCCCCACGGTTTCTTAACGGCTTCCTCTAATCCCGCTATCTTGTTTTCCTCTGCCTTTATTTTAGCGGCTATATCTGAGACGGATTTAGCGGGAATTCCCAACTGCCTGTCAATGCTAGCCATCAAACCCCTGCCGCCGCTAAAATCACGATTCTCAACCAGTTTTTCCTTACCTAAATATAAGCTATAGACCATCATACCTTCATTGAAATGCACGATTGCCTCGCCTTTTCCTCCATTGAGACTGATTTTCAGAGGAGGGGTGTTTCTGTCAAGCGTATATCTATCATAGTAATCATCAATAATGGGCGTAAGCTCATTCGATATACCATCGCTGAAAGTATTGCCTTTAACAGTCACGGACTCAACCCCATCAGGGAAGTTCTCTTTTACGATATTGGCGTTCCTTTCCATGATATCCTTCCGGCTGTTGTATTCTTGTATCCTAAGTTTGGAGTTAGATATAGAGTCACGCATGGAAGACTTACTGTTAAGATCGCTCCTCTTGGAGTTTTGCAGTTTCTTTAACTTGTTCTGTGCCACAAACAGCAGTTGGGCGGTCTTATCTCCGGATAACGTCGCCGCCATCTCACTAAAGGTCATTCCAGACGGATCACTATCGTCTTGCTCCTCCATGACACGAGACGATATATCGCCCTTCATCATCTGGTTGATGAAGTTTTGTTTTATACGAAGCCTGTCATAGGCGGTAGCGTCAAGGGTACCTTTAACCCCATATGTGACGATGTTCACCGGTTTATCCCATGTGGCGTATAAGTTTCCTTGTCGTAAGATACGACCGTTGCGTTGCTCAAAATCCATAGGCCTGATTGGAGCGTCAATATGATGCAGGGCGAATAGACGATCTTGCACGTTGACACCCACTCCCATTTTCTCCGTGCTTCCAATAAGAATGCGCACATCCCCATTACGGACCTTATCGAACAAGGCGTTTCTCCTTTCTCCCTCATAATTACCAACGATAGCTATCTGATTAGACGGAATACCTCCCTTGATAAGCTTTTCCTTTATATCGTTGTACAAATTAAACTGAGGGACAGATAAATCGACATCGAATAAATCCATTTTTGGAGTCTCAGAAGGGGATTGATAACTATCGCAGAATATAAGTTGCGTGCCTTTGTCCTTATCGCTCTCCTTATATAATCTCAACACGTTATCGACCACCTTGTTTGTCTTGCTATCAGGATTGTCGGGAAATGTAGGATTAAGCAAGCGAAGGTCAATCGCAGCCTGTTTAGCCTTGCTGAACACGACCAAGGGTAGCGCGCTCTTATCCTTCTTCTCTTTTCCTGTCAATTTGTTATAATCCTCTAATTCCTTGATAAGGGTTTGCATGACATCCTCCAAGTCCTCGTTCTTCTCGACAATGACATTGGTCATCTTATTGTCTTTCAACTTAGGGATATTCTTGTCTTCCTTGAACTCCTTGACATCCTCTGTCAAGACAACGTCCGTATGGCTCCTGAACGCCTTTATAAGCTCCGGGACATTCGTATAGCTCTTGAACCTCTCGGCTATCTTAAAGTTACCGGTAGCGGTAAACTCCAATGAGGGCTCAACCGTTCCAAAAGTGGTAGCGAACTCGTCAAAGCTATTGATATTATACGCGTCTAGGATATCGGGTGCCACGAAATTCATCATAGTCCAGACCTCTGCCATTGTATTAGTGATAGGGGTACCGGTTGCCAGAACCACGTTTCGACCACCATTATTCTCAGATATCCATTGGGCTTTTAGCAACATACTATTAGCCCTTTGTGACGCGCTCGTATCGATACCTTTAACGTTCGACATCTTGCTTGGAAACCCGATCTTCTTATAATTATGCGCCTCGTCAATGAACAAAGCGTCAACACCCATTTGCTCAAACGTCATGACGTTATCAGTCCGCCTGTCAAGAATACGCTCCGTCTTGGCCGTGATAGTCTCCGCTGTCTTTGCCTTGCCCTTTACGTTTTTCCCTTTCTTTATACCTTCCAGAGAATCACGCATACTCTTGGCCTCCCTTTTCAATCTCTCCTGTAAAGCCTTGTCTTCTATGCGATCGATAGCCTCCTCAAAATCATCTATACGCTTTTGGATATATGCCTTTTTCCTTTCCTCGCTATCCGGGATAAACGCCATGAATGATTGTGGGACAACGATAGCGTCAAAATCTCCGGTAGCTATAAGATTGAACAGCCTTGTCCTATTATCGGCGTTACGCTCCTCCTTTGTCGGAGATAGAATCTTAGCGGAAGGATACAGTTTATAAAAGTCACGGACGAAATCCTCTAGGGTAGCGTTTTGGACAACGATCATGGGTTTCTTCGCTATACCTAGCCGTCTCATTTCCATAGCGGACGTAATCATGGTAAAGGTCTTTCCCGTACCGACTTGGTGAGCGAGTAACGTGCTCTCGGATAGACAACGTTGTACCGCCTTGCTCTGGTGATCTCTAAGCGTTATATTCTTATTAGCGTTAGGATAATGCTCAAAAACCGGTTTGTCATACTTTTTTAGTACATAGTTGTTATATTTATCATTATACACGTCCTCAATACGACCATGGAACATCGTTTTAGAATCAATATACTCCACGAACTTATCGGACATGTCGGATATTTTCTCGGCAACGGCCTGTGTCTCCTGCTCGTTTACGACCCTTCTCGTTTTCTGCTTACCGTCCTCATAATATTTAATCTCGTCATAAACCTTGGGTTTACGTTGGTTAAGAGCGGCCTTGAACACGTCTATAGCGTCCATTCTCTCAGTCTTGAATTGACCGGCTTTAGCGTAATCGGTTATGAACGCCCTCTTATCTAGAATATACTCACCGATCTCCGGGATAAAATTAGCGTTAGCGTAAGATATACCCAGTACATTATCAGCGAAATTATTTATAAACTCAGACGGGATCCATGTAGTCCCCAGTCGATAACTTATCTCACCATAGGGTATACGTTCTGGCTGTACGGCTTCCAAGTCATCCACGTTTTTTTGAAACTCCGGATGATCTTCCAAGGCCGCCCTAGCCTCGACCAACTTATCTTTTACGTTTCCAGAGAGATATTCGCTCTTATCTATTATATTGCCGGTAACAGGATCCCTATAAGCAATTCCCTTCTCTAGTATCTCGTTTGTCACGTTCTCCTCATCCATACCCGTTATCTCCGAGATATAAGGTATATCAATATTACCTTTATATGACTTGCTTATATTGACGGCATCCAAGACATTATCCGCTTTTGTCGGCAGCTCGAATGGATAACTTACACGCTTATTCAAGATACCATCTGCTTTCGAGACTTCCCATACCATGGATTTTCCGGTCGTGGAAGGTACCCTTCTAACGGTCTCCAAAGAGAAGGGTAATCCATGCTCAACATCCTCGGCGAAAATATCGTCCAAAGCCTTGTTCCTGTTAAGTGTCCCATATTTGGACACGAAAGCATCATATACTTTGTTTAGCCTTTTCCTCGCGGGCTCGGGGTCCACACCCTTTGTTTGCTCATCATGGATAAGATCGTATAGATTTTTCTTTATATCATTGTAATCATTTACCGCATCCGCTATTTTCCGGGTCTTACCATTATGAACGAACGTAGGATTTGCCTTAATCGGTTTTAACGAGTCCCCATCTAAAACAAAGACATTGCCATTCTGGACGGTAATAGTACCATCTTTCAAAGTGGAGTCACCCACAACCTCCGGCCCTTTAGTCTCTACAACACCTGATAGGATATTCTTTGGTAAGTTATCAATAGCATTAAATAGTTCCTTGCTTAAATCGGCCCCGGGTTTGGCTTTCAATGTCTGGGACGCTCCACTATATAGACCTCCGCTACCAGCGTCATAAGCGGTCATCATATCACCTAACATCATATCGGGATGATTTGAGAAATACTCGTTAACCATGATAGGCTTGCTCCTTTTATCCCCGTCCTCCATATAAGTTCCTTCACCTATTTGCGTTGTAGTAGTGAACCCTATCCCATTCGAAGGTTCCCCATACTTTCTTTTACGGAATATAACGATGTCAGCCGTGACACTCGTGCCGGCCCCTTTCTGGAAAGCGTCATTAGGCAATCGGATAGCTCCGACCAGATCATAGCCGTTTCCACTCACGTACTCACGGAACTTACTATCGGCCCCATCCATCGTAGCCGATGACGTGACGAATACGCCGAGACCACCTTCTTTCAATTCCAGAAGCCCCTTTAGGATAAAATAATTATGGAGATTATAAGAGGAACCAAGTTTCTTCCTGAATTGCTTATCTAAAACCTTATCATATGGAGCGTTTTTCCCGAATGGGACGTTGGTGATAACTAAATCTTTCGAGTTTGGAGAAAACGCTTTCTCATATCCTTGTACCTTTATATTAGCGTCAGGATATAAGGCCTTTGCCATACGACCGGACAAACTATCTATCTCGAACCCGCTTATACTTGATTTTTCAGATATAGACTTAGGCATCATACCGATTATGTTACCTATACCCATGGCGGGTTCACTGATATTGCCGCCCTTGAATCCAAGTTTCTCCGTTATTCCCCATAAGCTTTCCACGACCTCGGACGGGGTATAATGAGAGGTTGTCGTGGAACGGACGGCACTGTCGAACTCTTCTTTACTTAATAAGGATTTTAGTTTCTCGTAATAACGTAGATACTTATCATTCCAATTTCGATCCTTAGTCCAATTGTTGTCACGTGCGTTGTATTTGCCTTCGTTCAAGGCTTCGGCCAAACCTCCCCATCCAACGTACCTTGACATCTTGGCTTGTTGTTCCGGGGTAGGTTTTCCTTGGCCGTCCTCTACGTCTTTCAGCGTTTCTATCGCCTCAATATTGGCTTTTAGCTTGGATATATCACCGGAAGGAAGCTCAATACCTTTCTCCGGGAAGCTGAAATTGTTTTGATTCCTTACAACAGGCCGCTTGTCGCTGTCGCTGATAGGTATTCCTCGGCCTCGCTCCGTGTCAAGCACATCACTTCCATGCACGCCTCCACGGTCTCCTCCGCGTTCAGATCCTCGATCCTCTTCCCGTGCTTTTCTTCCCACGCCTTGATCCGCTCTTGAATTTCCTTGCTCATTGTCTTTAATATTATTAGGAGTGAATAAATCGTTACCATACAAAGGTAATGGTTTGTCTTTGTTGTCCGTTTGCTTTTTCCGGCTATTTTTTATTTTTTTCTTCGCGGCACTCGCTTGTCTGGCAATCTCTGTCTCTCTAACCACGGTCTCGGCGGCATCCATTATATCCGGGACAGGCTTATCAAAATTAGCTACATCAAATGAACGGACATCCTCATAAGCGGTCATATCCTTATCCCATCCGTTATCTCCTACTTCGGGCAAATCCCTCGCTCCATTGTAGAATGCTTTAAGATACGGTCGTATAGCGTCACCTAGATCATCGATCATTGCCTTTGAGTAATCAGAGAACTTACGCAATCCTTTCTCTATATGATAAACCGCCATTTCAGTACCTATCGCCAATATCTCAGGATCAACACCCATATTCATTTGACCGCCTAGTTTCCTGCGCATGCGCTCACGGAGTTCCGCATACCGTTCATCGGTAACAAGGCGGTTACCGCTAGGGGTAACGGTACGATCGCTCAATTTGGCTTTGCCCTTATCGTTGATATCACCAATAAGGTTTTCTACATTTACCTTTTGAGGCTCTACAACCCTGCGTGTGTCTTCAAGAGAAATAGGTTGCGCATCGCTTACGGCATCGGTATCGCCAAGAATGGTATAGGCCAACCGCCTTGCGCTTTCATCGCTACGCATCATGAAACCTCGCTGTTCCCTGTCATACCAACCCTTTTCAGCCTTGGCCAGCTCTTTGGCGGCACGTTGCTGTTCCTTCGATAATTCATTACCGAACTTCAATAACCGCATATCAAGAACTTTTCCTTTCTTGGTAGTATATTGGGAGGGAACAATGCTATAATTATCAGAATCATTATTTTTAGAAATATCGCCTTCCTCCTGTTTAATTCCCTTATACTCATAGAAGGGCTTTGTTTTGCGAGTCGAGGAATCAATCCATTTCTTGAACTCATCCAACGCTACCCCAGTAATGTTGCCTAAACCTTGCCAACCTTCCTCATAGTTTGACAAGTAAGCGGACCTAGCGTCTTCCAAGGAAGAGAATCCCATCATAACCTTATGCTCATCGAATGAGCCATCAGTATTCACCTGATCCACGACATACACCATGTCACTATTCATATCCGGACCTAGGAATACGTCTATATGATCACCATCCACACCCTCGGTGCCACGGATATAACCGTAAGTGTTATTCATGACCTGCGACCACTCTTTTCCATTAGCGTCCTTACCGGAACGGACGGAACCGGAGGGCTGCTCTATGGTGACATCGAAACCGTTTATCTTTATATGGCCTTTCTTGTAATTGCCGGCCTCTTTCTGCGCCTCGGTTGGATTGGTATCAACCTTTAGCTCCTCTTCGTGCAATCTCTTAGCCTCAACTATGCGCTCGGCATAGTCCAATGGGGTCTCATTCTCCTTTGGAGAAGGAGCGACAAAAGGAGCTAGTCCCCTTGATGAGCCTTCTTGTGTAGCTCCATCCGTGCGATCAATGTCGGGGCCAGCCGATTCTCTTCCCTCAACCTCTCCAGTTCCCCCGGTCTGATCAAGTTGTTCTCTTGGCAGTACCTCGCCGCCTCCCTCGCGTAAGCCATCGCCTCCGCTTTCGTCATTTCCTTCAATGTTTTCATTTTCTATCGGTTTATTTTGCGCTAAGATAGCGTCTATTTCATTTTGTTCGTCAATTATGGCCTGTATTTCATCCGCAATTTGCGAATCAAGCTCGCCTCGCTCCTCATCTGTCAATTGTTTCTCCGAGAAATCACGTACCATGCTTTCCTCATACGCCTCGTATTCTTCCGGGGACATATGATAATTCTCCTCGCACCACTCAGCGTAAGCGTTGTACTCGGCCTGTCTCTCACGCTCAGCGATCGCCTCACGATTCCTCTTGACATAATCGATCAAGTCTCCACGTGTACGAGCGGAAGACAAGACCTCTATGATCGCGTCCCTTCCGGCGTTCGTATCGTTCTCATCGAAGAAGTTCGTACCATTCTCCTTATCGGCAAGCTCCAATATCTCACCCGCCCTCTCTATATTAACACCGCCTTTCTCCGGAGAGGCGAACAATCCGAACATCCTCGCTGTCTCATTATTCCCGGCACCCGTCTCTTTCTTGTAAGTGTCACGTGTCAATTTGATCGCCCCATTAGCAAGCATCATGGCCGCAAGCTCCTCTCCGCTCATAGGATCACCCATCACGGAGATCTCCTTCGCTATGACATCACCCGGCTTCTTGCTGGCCTCCTTGATATCATCATCAAGATTAGCCCAGAAATCAGCCTCGACCTTGATCGCCTCATATTCTTGTCGGGCTTTTATCAATGCGGCCTCGGCCTTATCCTCTTTTCCGATAGGGGCGTCATCGTATGCCTCTTGCGCCTTTTCCAAGGCATCGGACGCTTTTTTAAGGCTTTCATCGAAAGACTTTCTCGTCACCTCGATCTTCCTTGGCATCTTATCGCCATATTTATCATAAAGGAAATCCAAGGTCATATCCGTACCTGACGATACGAAATCTGGCGTACCATCTTCTCGCATGACCATGGAGGGATTCTCTACATTGCTAGGTTGTGCTATCTGATCAATGGCACCTTCCGTCTCAATCTCACTCGTTGGCTGGTTGATCGCATCTTCCATGGGAGGTGCAGAGGTTATCTCGGCATCAGCACTTGCTACATTATCATCCTCTGGCGACATCACATTAACTTGTTGAGCGTCATATATGGCATCTTGAAGATCAAGAATCTCATTCTCTGTTATAGGCATTGCGGGGGAAGAGCCATTCTTGGCTGTCACCTGCCCGGTTTCTCTATCATAAGCCGCAGGTTGAGCGATCCAATCACCGTTCTCATCTTGTCCTTGAAGGATAAACGCATTATCCCCGTTCCATATGATCAACCCCGGCTTTGGTAATTGCGTCTTGGGATTATGATGCATGGTCATGTCAAGCTCGGACTGGCGGGGAGCCAATAATTGATCCTCATAGGTCCGTCTCATATGACCGGCATCTTGCTCTACTATATCGCTCAACCTTTTCACCGAGACCATCCGATCCTGTCCGTTATCGGAAATAACGGCCTTATCTCCCTCGATACTCCTAACGTACACAGGTCTTTCCTCATTTCCCTCGCTAAGCGTAGCTGTGGTAACGATAGACTGACCATCAGGATTCGTGGTAACATAAGGAGTAATATTATTGGCAACGTAAGTTTCAACCTCATTGTCTATTTCCTCGCCTATACGATCCTGCAAACCGGATATCCTGAGATAATCAGCGTAGAAATCCTCGGCTAACGGACGGGCATCCGCATTAACTCCATCAAGAAGACTCATCACTTGGGCCTCGCTAGCTCCATCATCCACATAGCTTTCTATCGTACTAGCCAAACCCGGAACCATTCCAGATAGGGAAAGCCTTGTCTCTTCCATCTTTTTGCTCGCCGTCCGTATATCGCCCGGATCAGTCATATTTCGACCTTCTTCCTCTGCCTCGGCAAACCTTGACTTAGTTAATAGAGGAGGAGTTTCAACGCCTTGATCTGTTACATTGGAATCGGTGATAGGCTGCTGAGCCTGTTTGCCTCCTATTTTATCCGCTACGTATTGCGCACCTTTAGCCAACGCTCCGGCCCCAGTAAAATAAGCGCCGCCTCCCATTCCATAGACAAAACTCTGCAATACACCATCGGTCAAATCCCTTTCCGGATCCGCGCCTGTTATCTTATCCGTTATATTCTCCGCTAGCGTGGAAGATACCTCTTCGATACCTTCATTTACAGGCTCGAAAAACATACCGAATTTTTTATAGAACTCTTGCATCTTACCCATTATGCCACGCTTGATAGCCTCTTGTGCCTTTTCCTTTCCTAACGTCTTGAATAAGGTTGACATCCAAGCCTTGGATACGCCTGCGCCCAGCATCTCAGACAAGGATTCTGCCGTACCAGTAAGAATAGCGTTAGATACCTTTGCGAACTCTCCCATGTTTGGGTTATTCTGATCAAGATCATCATATTTCTGGCTAGCCACTATTGACCCTATACCTGCGAGTCCGGCCGCTGGAGCTCCGGCCATTGTAGCGGCCATGGCCCCGATTGACATCGGAAGCGACTCTACGCCTTGCAAGGCTATATCACCTATGGCACCCATATAATTCCCTTCTTTCCAAAGATCGGTGAAATCCTTGCCATTGTATCTGTTTGACCTTGCCCGGGAAAACTCCGCATCAGCCTTAAATATATCTGAGATATCCTTGAATGCCCCGCCACGTGGGATCAGTCCTCCCGTTGCGGATTCCAACCCTTTAGCCGCCTTATCCAAGACCCCAAATATACCGGCACCAAGATCGGCTCCTCCTGCGTTAAGTTTCTGTATAGCGTCTCCTACCCAAGTATTCATGAAAGAAGAATCCTTCTCATACTCCGTAGGAGGTGGAGGAGTAGCGGTCTCAATCTTTCCTTTTTTACGCAAGGACTCAAAATTGTAATCAGGTGAGTTCGTCCACGGATTAACATACTCGGATTGATCTGATTTGGGAATATCAACCTCTTGTCTTAGGGATATAGGAGGAGGATTAACACTTGATTGGGAAACATAGTCTGTCTCTTTAATATTCTCGTTATTAATTGGAGCATAGCCTAATTTACTCTCGAATTGGGAGAAATCTCCTAAATCTTGCCATCCATCTTTTTTCAAGACATCATAAAGCATTTCACGCTTACCTGAGTCTTTCAATTTCCCCTCAAAAGAGGAAAAATCGCCCAAATCAGTATATCCATCGCTTTTTAAAGCGTCATATAATTTTCTGGTATTGTTCACTTCCATAATTTTACCAACCTACATTTTTAGAACTCGAATTATTATCCCAACCTATACTTTTCTTGTTAGTACTAGTAGAAGAACCTCCCGATCCAATTATCTGATCAAACTCATCGTATAATTCCGGGAAATTCTGAATATTACTCATGACAATAGCGGCTTGTTTGGTCTTTTGGTCTCCACCTTCACCAAACTGCCACGATATATCCGATATACTCTTATTCTCTTTTGGATGATCTTCCGCATACTCCAACATCCTCTTATACATATAAGCGATAACCCCATCTTTATCCTTACCGGACAAAGTGAAACGTTTACCGTTTCTGCCGATGATGTCAATAGACTTATCCGCCCCAGAGCCATTAGCTTTAGCGGTACGATATTGCTCAAGACTACGGAGATTGGATTGCCTTATACCCAACTCTCTCTCTTTATATGCGGCATCCTGTTTCATCTTCCGCTCCTCCCTGTCATTCTTTATTGCGAATTGAGCGGCACTTTGCGCGATCTTGGCCTTTTCCAAATCATTCTGGGCTTTTCTCGCTTGATCCTGTCTATAAAGCTGCAATGCCCTTTGATAATTATTGATGTCGTTTTGCCTTGCGGCCAGATACCCGGCCCCGTATCTTTGCCTGATAGCCTCCAACCTGTCAGAATAGGATTGTAGTTTAGGATCAGCTACGGTGGGTAGTTTCTGCGAAGGTGCCTCTCCCGCGAATGCCAAATTGGAGAAGGAAGACAACACATTGCCTAGATGCCCGATTCCAGTAGCTACGGAAGCGGCCCGTTTTCTTCTCTCCTCCTCCTCTTGACTTATCGGCTTTTGAAAGAGCGTCTCATAAAGCCTTTGGTTCCATTGGTAATCGTTCATTTGAGGCTCGACAACGCTCGCTTGCGGAGCGGTCTCATCCGTATTATCCACGGTTGGAGCTATAGGGTTCTGGCTTCCGGCAACCTCCGGCTCAACCAATGGCGTAGTGGACAATTCCGGCCTTTGAACGACCGGGGTCCTTTTCCTATTATATCTTTCCTCTAATGTCATTGTTGTTTACTTTTGAATATAGACTCGAATAATCCCTTACCCTTGTCAAGATGGGCTTGCGCATCAGCCCCAACGAGGCCCATCCCTGCCTGTAATCCTTGATTAGCCGCTTGCGTGGCGTTTGCCGCCTGTTGATTATAGATAGACAGCCTTTGGTTACTGATATTATTCTTGGTGTTGAGATATTGGGATTCCACAGCATCCTTCCGTGCGGTAGCGTTAGTGGCTATACCACTGGCGGTATCGGATATCACCTCGCCCGCCGCTTTCTTGGCCTGCGCTACGGACTCATCAGTAGCTCCTACGACCGCGGCGGTACCGGAGGCCTTACGGTACTGCTCATCCGCTAATTCCCTAGCCTTGGTCAAGGCGGCTTGCGCCTCCGCGCTTTGGGTATAATCCTCGTTATACCTACGGTTAAACCAATCCTCATTCTCCTTTGCCTGTTTATCCAACACGGCGTTCGCTTTTCTAGCCGCCTTCCTTGCCTTTATTCCCCCGGCAATGCCACTCGCCAAGGAACTGGCGGCTCCAACTATAGATCCGATCATAATCTTGTCTTTTCTCGCAAAAGAGATAAATAAAGTGACTCGTGTTTGTTACTTTGATCATTATCTCCCATCGGACACCAAAAAATCAACTATTCTATACTGTTTTCTTTCATCTACGAATCATTCGTATATAGTTAGGTCCGGTCATATAGGCATTATTGGTATATTTGCGAGAACAAATTTTATTGTATAACCATGAACGAGGAACTTAAAAAACTTTTAGAGTGGTTTGATAACTATCAAATCACATTTAATGAGATCAGGCTAAGCCCGTGTCAATACATATTTGACCTACGGAAATTTATATCGGTCCAAACGAACTCTGTCCGGAAAAATTGGGAAAATCCCACATTTGAATATGATATCATAAGCCTCTATCAACTTAAAAAGGTCTTGGAGGAAAAAGAGAAAGAAAATAAGGAATGACAATCATTGTATCGTGGATATTCCCTAAATTTGTATAGAGTTTAACTAAATAACTAATATCATGGCAAGAACAACGGATTACAAGTTAAAAGGAGAGAAAATCAAAGATCAAATAGACGAGTTAGTAACCGCTCTTCTCGAGGAGAAGAAAAATTCCTTTGACGAAAATCGGAAAGTAAAAATAGCGAACATTGATTTGGAAGAACTGAATAATATCGAGTTGCAGCAACTGCAAGTTCGAATTTCAAAGATTTTGGTCGAAAGGACAAAATAGTCCTATTTGTCGCATCCAAAAAGTATAACGCCCGTGTTTTTTCTGACACGGGCGTTTTTTATTGGTCTATTTGTCTTATAAGTATCAAAAGCCTTTTCCTTTTTGTCTCATAAATATCCGGTATTCACCTTTATCTAAATTGTCTATCCTAAAATCAACCTTGGCTCCATCTGGAACAAACGACGGGACATGCCCCGCTAGCTTTTTTATTATTTCGTCAATGTTATTATATCCTATATCCGTAAATGAGAATATCTCCTTGCCTTGATATATGACACTGCCTTTAATCATCTGTCTAAAAGATATTTTCATCTGATCATCAGGGTAATATTTCACAGGATCCTCATATACCATTTCTTCCTTTTTTTGGTTAAATACAAAATCAATAACCTTATTGTTTATCTCAGAGACTATAGAGTAATCCGGTCTTACATATATCTCTGTAGTCTTATGAGCGCTTGAATGATTCATGCAGAAAGCCACGTCATACATTGAGGCTTTTATATCGTTTCTCGCTATGGTTCCCCATGAATGCCGGAAATTATACATACATATAGCATTGAGACCGCCATGTTTGCAAATACGTTTCAATCCAGAGTTCATATTTGCGTTGAAAGAGTCGTCATCACGATAGGTCTTATGGAAATTAAACAAAAACTCATCATCATCCGGTGTAAAGTATTTTTCCATGACAGGACGGAGAATATCCGGAACAATAATCTCCATATACGCCTTATCCCTTCTGAATTTTTGGGTCTTAGCCCTATTATAACAGAATGTCCAGCCTTTCAAATTGGACTTCTTGGCCCTAAAAAGGTCTACGGTATTAATTCCTGCCAAGCAAAAGACCATCAAGGCTACATCCCTAGCCAACTCTGGAAGTGATAATATCATCTTTGTCGGAGGTATGGGTGTCGCGAAAAACTCACGAACGAAGTCCGCATCCAAGGCCCTGTGATCGGGGGTGTCCGCATTGGGGATTTTTACCTTTAGCCAAGGATTAGTCTTGATCCTGATTATGCCCCTATCGTAATCGTTGAACTCATTTATTGCAGCTTTAAAAATCTGGCGAACATTAACAGGATACATTTCTTTCGCCCTTGCCGTTGGCAATAAGGTTTTTATCCAGTCATTTATGAATTTCGTGGTAAACCGGGAAAACATCAACTTGCTAGTTCCCGCAAATCTCTCAAGATGACAATAGGCCAACTCATAATTCTTGGCGTTACGGGCCATGCCTCTAACTGTTTCCATTTCCCGTTTATACTTTCTCGCATAATCAGAAAAACAGATATCCTCATCCGCTTTTTCCAGATATTCCACTAGGGTTTTTACATCCCATTGCGATATATCCTCTTTGTTCGCTCTCTCCACATATCGCATGATTACATCTGAACAGAAGGATACGACAAAAGGATCTTTCACCTCCCCCGTGCGAGTCAACCCTTTTTTATCAACCATTTTATCCATTTTTATATAAGAGGATTTACGGTTATGGGTTACTCTGATGTAAACAGGATAGAAGCCATCAGAACGCTGCTTTCTAACACAAATCTTAAAAGTTGCCATATATCAACACTTTATACATTAAATTTATGGTGTAAACACGGTGTAAACGCCATGTGCAAATATAGCAAACAAAGTGTAAACATCACATATCATTCAGATCATTTTACGCTAATAATGACATAAAAATATAAGGCTGATAAACAAGACTCAACCCGTCTATCAGCCTTATATATTGATATTTAAGACTTGCAGTTTTTAACAGC